GTTTTCGTCCGCAGCCGGGAAAAAACCAAAAATTCCCATTACGTTTTGGGTCTCCACCAGTGCCCCGGCATATATTTTCGCAGAGATTGTGCCCTTAACCACGATATCCCTGCCTTCCATCCATTCGGTCTTCTTGTCTGCTGTAAGTGCCATGATTTCCTCCCTGTTTTATTCCGGCGGACACATCGGCCCGCCCCGTTCCGTCCTCCGTCTTCCGCCTTATTTTTTCACGCTTCGTTTGTTGCCGGCCGCGGCCTTGCCGTCTTCCGTCTTCCGTCCTCCGTCTTCCGTCTTCCGCCCTCCGTCTTCCCCGGCTATCCGCTCAACGATGAGCATGGGCTCCGCCTCGAGCATCTCAAGCTCCTCGACTGAAAACCGGTCATCGGGATAAACCACGGGCTTTTCGCTATGCGCAATCCCGCACCTTCGAAAACCTTCTTTTCTGCTCGTAATCCGTATCGGCATGATTCCTCCTCCTTTGCGATGGGGTCAGCCCTTTTGGTCTGCCGACCCCTTTTGGTCTTTTGGTTATGCCAGCCAGGGCACCACCAGCAACTTGGCCGTGCCGTACCAGGGGTTGCCGGCGCCGTTGGCATCGTTCTGCATCTCCACGAGCCTCTTGCCCGCCTCTTCCAGGGTGGGCGGCACCACCAGGTGCGTGGGGATGATGCCCAGAGGAACCCCTTCTTCGTTCCTGAAGCCCATCATGGCGGCCCGCGCGGCGGCATAGTTGGTGCCGTCAAGGGTATCCTTGCTGCCGTAGGCCATCTGCCAGAAGCCGAAACCCGTGTTCTTGCGGTCATCGACCCCGTAGCGGTAATGTTTCCGCATAAACACGTTTTCGTCATCCGGACGGTCCATTGCCACAAACTGGGGTTCTTTGCGGACCTGGAGGATCAGGGGCTTGACCGGACGGCTCAGGTCCATCAGGAACCAGGGGTCGCCCGAGCCGCCGCCGCTGTTGGATACGCTGTCGCCTCCCACCGGATGGTCGGTATCGAAAAAGTACTGTCCGTCATAGCAGGCGGTGGTGAAACCGTCTTTGAGCAGACCGAAAACGAGAATATCGCGGTGCTGCTTTGCGGCCGCGCCCAGGCCCTGGACCATCGGGGTATAGACGCCGACCTGGTCATCCTCGATGTCGTTGCGGTCCACCTCGACGGTGGATTCAAAGTCCTTGTTTACGACCTCGTAGTTGAATCCGGAAAGGTCTTTGATTACCCGCTCTCCGAGCCACTCCCTCATCATGGGGAAGTCCCCGAGCCACTTGTAGTCCACGCTTCGTCCGGCGGACGGCGCCCGCATGGCCACCTGCTCCCACATGGACGAAGCCCCGGCGAATGCCTGTTTGAAGATCGTGGAAAACGATGTGTATATGCCCTGCAATACTGCCTGATTGATGATCATCTTCTGCCTCCTTTTCGTCTGTTTTTACGCCTCGGCCTGCGGCCCGTACTTCTTCCAGGTCTCCTCGTCGATGCCCAGCATCTTGTTGATGCTCATCTGGATTTCATCCGACTTGTCTTTCCTGTCCCCGGCCGGCTTGAGGCCTTCTACCGGTATCACGCTCCCGGCGGGCCTGGAGAGCACGATCTTTTCGAACTGCTCAGGGCTCTTCTCGGCGAGCTCCCTTCCCCAGGCATCCAGTTCCTCCGGAGATGTCCTGCCTTCCTTGAGGGCCTTCTCAATGAGGCCCTCCTGCTTCATCCCGGCAATTGTGCGTTTGAGATCGGCCACTTCCCGGCTGAGCTTTTGGGCCGCGTCCGCCGGGGCCTTCAGCGCATCGATCTTTGCAAGAACGGCTTCTTTTTCGGCCCCTTCCTCCGCGCCAAGGGCCTCCAGCACCTCCCTGCAGGCAACTGTTTCCTTGCCTTCAAGCTCATTGTTCTTTGCCACCACGGCCTCAACGGCCTCCGCCACCTTGTCCTCGCCTGCGTCTTCGGGCAGGCCCAGGAGTTCACGGATCTTCTTAATCATCTTCGCCTCCTCCTTCCTGAAATTTCCAATGCCGAATTTTTTCCTGAATTTATCCAGTCGCGCATTGATGACTGCGCGTTCCTCGGGTGTGTATTGCCTTTGGTTGTCCTTCTGTCCCCAGTAGCTGGCCGCTGCCCGCGTCTGCCCGGCATTCGGGCAGGGGTAGCGGTAATTGACCGGATCCAGCCACTCGTCGTCGGGCACGTCCGCCCACTCGGAGGGCCGGGTCACATGGCCTCCTTCCTTGATGCCGATTCCGTATTTTTCCGAGCGCCTGCGTTGCGCTTCGCGGGCCTCTTCCCTGCTGAGCTTCGCCACAATCGGGCGGAGCTGGTTGATCCTGGGGTAGTTTGTCAGCGCCACGTTCTCGATCCTTGCCACCTTGCGGCCCTCTTTCGCGACCCAGAAGACCGGCGAAAAATACCGGTACTCCCTGTTCTTGAGATACTCTTTCGCCCGCTGGGTCCATTCCACCACGGCCCACAGCCCGTCCTTGCCGCGGTCCACGAGGCGCTTGATCCATCCCGCCGCAGGGGCCTGGACGTCTTTCAGGGTCTGGTGCTCGTAATCAATCACCATGTCGTTGCCGCGGCGGTCGAAGTGCGCGATGATCGAGGCAATCGCCTCCTCGTCCACGTAGACCGGGGGCTCGCCCTCGAGGTCGATGCGGCCGTAAGGCAGCAGTTGGAATTCATCGGGGATGTCTTTAATTTCCTTCAGGATTTCAATTATCATGTTTCACCTTTTCACTTGGGGTCAGCCCTTGACATGTGACATCCGGCATGTCACATGTCAAGGGCTGACCCCGGTAATATATCCGGCCAGGGCCTCGCGGATCTCCTCCCAGTCCTCGTCCTGAACCATGAGAAACGGCCTTGCCGGGATATCGCCCCAGGGGATCTTCGTCTTCCGCGTGTGTTCCCGCACCCTGACTTCCTTTCCGGAGGCGAGCCTGCGGACGTGCTCCCGCACACGGGCCGTGACGGTGCCGAACGAGCCCTTTTTTGCCCCGAACTGATGGACCGCCGCATAGATCTTGTTGGTGTCGACGACCGCCCTGTCTCTGTAGGCCTTCGCATGTATGGAGCCTGCCAGGCCGCCCGCAAACCCCTGCCGCATCAGTATTTTCTTGCCCTTCCGCCTTGCCAGGGTGGCAGGGGACAGCGGTTTCCATCGGGGCCGGCCGCCCTCCTCGAAGTTGCGGATCACCGAGGTCCGGACCGTCTCGCCGATGATCTTCATGGCCGGGGTGAGGCCGGCCATGCGCCGCTGCATTCCTGCAAAAAGTTCCTTGACTTTGTCATCCACTCTTATTTCAATGCTTGCGCCTGCCACTTGACTTTTTGCTCCATTTTGCTTAAATTGTAATTCCTGCCTGCAGCAGGCAGGGTCGATGGCAGCGGTGGGCCGCCCCCGTTAACCGTTGCCGGGTGCTACGGCCTGGGCGGAGGCCGGGAGCTTTACGTTTTGCCTTGGGGTCAGCCCTTGACATGTGACATCCGGCATGTCACGGCTGCAGCGGTTTACGGCGGACGGATGTCACATGTCAAGGGCTGACCCCTCTATTCTTTGCCACTTGACTTTTTGCTCCATTTTGCTATGCTTAACTTAACGATGGCGCCGGTATGAGCCGCAGCCTCTATGCCGGTGCCGGGAGCCCGCCCTGCTGCGGAGGGAGCGAGGGCCCTACCTGGCCCATATCAACCTGCCTTCCCGTTGTCTGTTCACATATTTCAGGTCGGAAGTCGGAATGACGGTCCAGGCCTCCATGATTCCGTTTTTCGATTGAGCCACAACAATCATGACCCTCTTTTTGTCGAGGTGAACAGCCTTGACAATTCGTTGCCTCAAAACTACTTGCCCGGTACCCTTATGTCTCTCAAAGGACAGCCAGACCTCGTAAGGATCCTCCAGGGTCTCGGGGAGGAGTGGAATAAACGGCGAACGGTCAAGGTCAATATGCCTCGAAAGCGTTTCGGCATTTATCAGCACGCTATACCTGAACCCTGACGTTTCAAAAGAGAAGATCCTTTCGTCTCCCCCTAAGACCGTCTCAATGGCCTTTCTTGCTGCCGAAACCGTGGTCAGTTTTGCCCCTGCTTGCGCTATAGCCGGGTCAGCCGCAACTCTTTCCGGCCTTCCTTCCGTCTCCCATGAGCCTGGAGTCAACCTCTCCCACGCCCTTGCGCCCCGGGCGCGCCAGGCGTCCATAGCGTCTTTTGAGATCTTCCTTCCCCAGGCCGCCTCACCCGGGTTGTAGGCCCATCCGGGATCAATGCCGTTGGGTATCTTCAGGACCTCTCCCGTGTCCGGGTTGGTCCACTCATAATAGCCGTCATCAGGACGCTTTTCTTTGATATCCACGCCCTCTTTTTTCAGTCTTTCCACCTCACGGGCGGAATGGCTCACCACCCCGCACTTGCAGCCCCAGCCGTTGGGCGGGTAGTGTGTCTTCCACCAGGGATCGTCAGCAGGCAGCACCACGTTGTACCAGCGCATGTGCTCGGGCCGGGGATCGGCAGAGCTGGACGCCACATACCGCCAAAACGGGCGCGCCTTGAGCACGTCCGGGTCGGTCATCTGTCTGTAGTGGCCGCTGTGATATGCCACGGAAAGATTCGTGTTGAAGATGACCGCCGTTCGCCAGCCTTTCGCCCCTTTGTATTTCCAGCCGTGGCGCCGGACGATGTCGCTGAAATTCCCGCGGAACTCCCTCAGTGTGGTTCCTTCCGCAATGCCGCGGTCCACTGCCGCGCGCAGATCGGCCAGGAGCTCCGATTTAACGGCGCCGGCCACGACGAAGGCCCGCGAGTGCATGCCTTCCCACAGGTCCCGCCACGTGCGCGTGGGGAGGTTGACCTTCCGGCGGAAATACCTGATCGCCTCGTCAAAGGGCAGGCCAATGGTGTCTATTGTTGACCGTTCACCGTTCACTGATTTTCACCTGTCTCCGCCAAGGGGGCGCCAAGGGGGTCAGCCCTTGATATGTGACATTCGGCCCGTCACGGCCGCAGCGGTTTACGACGAACAGAATGTCACATATCAAGGGCTGACCCCTCTCTTGAGCGCGTCGAATCTTCCCGCAAGCCCGGCCAGGGTAAAGGCCTTTTGCATCAGATCGCCCAGATCCGACTCATCCATGTCCGAATAAATATCGAGCAGGCCGTCCCGGAATTCCTCCAGGGACGAAACAGAGCCGAGGAGCCGCTCCACGGGGGCCGTCAGAGGCCCGAAATCGGCCGCAGAGAGCGTTTTCCGCTCCAACGCGCCCAATGTATCGGCCGGACCCTCTTTCGTCGATTCCCGGCCCGATTTGGCCGCGATTTGCTTCATTGCCGCAGGGCCGCGGCCCTGCGGTGCGAGAACCGTCTCGCCCGCCTTCGGCAGCGGCACCCCGAACCGCCCGCTCACGTGTTCGGCCGATACGGGCTGGCCCATCTCGACAAGGTTCTTGTAGACCTCGGAGAGTTCCTTGAGATCCTCGGGCTCCCGGAACTGAAACCGAAACCGGGGAACCGGGGTGTCCCAGCCGAAATTGAGGCCCGTCAGGGGCCGCAAAAGCTGCATCCTTATTGTGTTTGCAAGCGACCAGGCATCTGATTTGACCAGATCCAGCCGCACCTCGTTATGTGTCTTGCTGGCTGCATAAGAACCTTTATCGCCCACATCGGTCGTGAGCGTCGCGCCGATAACGGCCTTGCTCATCTCCCGGTTGCAGAAATCCGTCAGGGTCTCGTAGACCAGCTTGCCGCTTGCGCTCTTGACCGTCTCGACAAACTCGATCTCCGTACTCTTTGAGATGATGCCCGCCGCATCGGAGCCCAAAGAACGGATGGCCGCCACCAGGGCGTCTTTGTCCTCTTCGCTGGCGCCGGGGTCGTATTTCCCGATCCGAAGCGGCATGCCGAAGACCTCGCTGAAGGCCGTCCAGTCCTTGATGCTGTAATTCTTGAACAAATACATCCAGGCGCACACCCGCAGCATGCCTGCCCGGGTGTCATACCCGCTGCGCGCCTTGTGGCGGTGGTATATAACCTTGAAGGGCGGGATCTCCCGGCCCGTCGGGCTGTCGTCGGTTATAAGCCGCGGGTGCATGGTCTCGGTAAATATCAGCTTTTTCTGGTGGATCCACTTGAGGTCGGCCACCACCGCGCGGCCGCCGTCCGTGTCCCACACGATTTCCGAAACGGCAAAGCCTTTCCCGACGGCGTCGAGCAGGTCGAAGAGGGCGTCCTCAAAGCCCGGCATGGAACCGATCACGTCGCGGCAGAAGTCGCAGACCTTGTCGGACTTGGCCTTACCGCCTTTGAGACCTTCTTCGCAGGGTATGATGTCGAAGTCCAGGGCGTTGACCGCGTTCTTTCGCTTGAGCAGCTCCGCGGAGAGATGCGCGTCCTTTTCCTCCATCTCCTCGAAAAGCTCGGCCTGGTTGTATACGTCTCCCTGGTCCGCCTCCTTGAAGATGCGCGCAAGCCGCACGGGCGTGAGCTTCTCGGACGGGTATCCGCTCCAGCGGTCGCGGATGGAGGCAACCGCGATCTTCCGCCGCTCGGGCCGTGCGGACGTCTTTATTTCCCTCCCGAACTGGTCCAGTATGGGCATCAGTATGCTCCTCTCGTATTGCCGAAACGGCGCTCAGACACGGTTTCATACTCCACCGGGCCGGCAGGCTCCGCGGCGGCATGGACCGCCAGGGCCAATGCCCAGAATCTGTCCGAATGACCGTCCTTGGTCCGCTCGGCAGTAAACCGGATATTGCCTGCCGCGGTGGTCTGTTTGGTTACGGCCCGAAGGTCCGCGCGGATGTGCGGATCGTAGGGGATGCGCAGTTTGCGGTCCTCCATCTTCCCCCGCACAGGGTACGCCAGGGCCTCCTTCACCTTCGGGGTGAATGTCACGGCCTCGATGCGGTATCCGCCGAACATTGCCTTTGCATCGTCTCCCCAGCCTATGCCAAGACCCGTAAAGTCGATGCAGATACGGTCTATGACCTCAAACCACGGCCACAGGACCTTTTCCTGCTCAGGCTTGGGCATATTTTTGAGCGCTATTACCTTGCGGGTATAAAGCACGTCTCCAAGTGATTCCAGCACCCACAGCACGGTGAGATCCCGTGTGCGGCCGATATCAAGGCCACCGTAGAGCCGCCCATCCACAGGATCGCCAAGCTCAATTTCCCAGTCTTCATAATCGCCATATTCGCAGGCCGCAATAAGGTCGTATTCCAGGAATGCCACGTCATCATCGGCAGGGCTGCACATGTATTCCTGCCGGAATGTCTCTTCATCCGGGCAGCCTGCGCGGATAAAGTCAAAATATTCGGCCTCGTCCATGTCCTGCCGCTCGTCGTCGGCAGGCAGGGACTCCTGGAGCCTCCAGAGAAACCCCTGGGAAAGGGCATCTTCAAGCGTCACGCGGTGGAGGCTGATTTTTTTGGGGTTGCCGTGCTCGCGTACCTCGCGGATTAGCCGGTTGAAAAAATTATGGCTTCCGCGGTGCGTTGAGACCGCCTCAAGGCTTCCGCCCCACGTAATGCCGGGGTATGCGATTGCCCACAGCTTCCTGGGGTCGGCGTGAAGTGCGAATTCGTCCAGCACGCGGCCCCCGCGCTTGCCTGCCTGGGCATCAGGGTTGCTGCTCATGGAATGGATGCGTTTTCCGTTTGCAAACTCGAGCACGTAGGCGGATGCGCGGGTCGTCTCGTCAATCACCACAAGGCCCAGGTCCTTCATGCCTGCCTGGAGCATGCCCCCGAATTTCTTACAATCCTCGATAAACAGCTTTGCCTGCAGATCATCGCGGCTTGAGACCCACTGGTCATAGCGGGCCTCACGTGCCGCGGTGCGCTCTACCGCGGCATAGGCCGTGGCCCAGGAGATGCCTATCTGCCGGGACTTTTCCATGAGTTTGAGACGGCTGCGGTCATCGATCCACCGGTCCTGGTACTCAAGGAAAAGGCGGTTCGGGTTTTTTGGTTTTATCCCGGCCCTGCCCACTACAGGAACCTCTTTCGGAACTCGCGGATGGTCTTTTCGTCGGCGATCTTTTCCAGGGTGTCCATTGCGTCCTTTTTGGCCGCATCGCGCTCCCGCGCCCGTATCTCCTGCTCGCGCTTAAGGTTTGTCGTGGCGGCCCGCTCCAGACGCTCGACGGCAACGGCAAGGTCCTTGAGCATCTTGGGTTCCGCCTCAATGGTGCCTTCACTGAGATTGAGCACCATCTCAAAGGCCAGGGTCCGGATCATCTCGTTGAGCAGTTTGCCCACCTCTCCCTGGGGCGCGGCGCCCAGCTTGCCGATCCACATCTTTGCGATCTCGCGGGACTGCCTGAGCCTTGCCCCCACCTCCTCCATCTTGACCGAGTAGCGGTTGACCGCGCTCTTGGAGACCCTGTCGGGCAGCCCTTCTTCCTCGAGGATCGCATTGATCCTCCTGGCGGCCTCAAGCTGTGTCACCCGGGGATCCCGCAGCAGCTCATGGAGCTTTTCGCGTATGTCGTCAGGCAGCCTCTCTATGCTGGATCGCTGCGCCATATTAGACCTCTAGTCCTCCGGCCTTGGGCGCTTTACACCCGGCACAACGGCCCTGCCTGCAGCAGCATCAGAGCCGCGGCCGGTGAGCCTGGCGACCTTCACGCCCGCAACACTCTTCACTGTGACAAGCCCCTGCTCCTCCAGCCAGGCAAGGTCAGATCGCAGACGATCCCGGCTTACCGTGTGCCCCAGTGCCTCAAGCACGCTCTGGAGCACATACTCGTTGAGGTCATAACCCGGGTCTTCCTCCAGGGCCCGGAGGATTACCAGCCTGCGGTCTGCATCCAGGAGTTCCGCGAATTTGACCATGTCACTTATCCTTGTTGATGAGATACTCGTTCATGATATCCGCCACGCGGTTGATGCCGCCCAGGCGGCCCTTCATTTCGCCCAGCTCGCTCGTGAGGTAACGGATGTCTTCCCGCAGGCCGTTAAGCTCTGCGCGGCTGGGAATATGTGAGATGTCCGTACTTATCCTCACCACGCTCTTTTCTATCTCTTCAATTCGTGATGACAGCCTTTCCTTGACCTCGTCCACGCGCTCATTGGTTGCCTGATAGCGGCGGCTTACCCATAAATACAGGGAGATCACGATGTTATACACCATCTGGCCGATAGCCACCCATGTCCTCGGGCTCCATTCCATGTCAATCATCAGGACCTGCCGCGAATCGCATTGATCATTCCCGCCGCCAGGCCGGGGTTCGCATCCCCGACCTCCGCGCGTTTTTCTTTGCCCCGGTGGTAAGCGCTTACGCCCAGGATGCTTAGCCACCCCGCCCATACCCATTGCGGCACCACGGGGACGGGCATTTCAGCCAGAGGCAGGACAAAATAGATACATATAACGGCCAAAGGGAAGGCAAACCCGTTGAATGGCCTCCAGGAATATTGCGGCCAGTGTTAGCTTTTGC